ATAGTTACATATGGTGGCGAAAAGGTTGTATACAAAGATAAAGAATATACCGTCCCAACAGTTGAAGCATTTGATGTGTGTGGCGCGGGTGATACTTTCCTAGCAGCATTGGCGGTTGGTTATACATTAAGTCGAGACATGGACAGGGCTATCGCGTTCGCCATGGCAGCAGCAGCAATTACAGTAAAACATCTTGGCGTATATGCGCCTTCTCTTGAGGAGATTTATAATGAGATTAGAAGGTAAACAAGAAAAGGGGTGGGGTCATGAAGACATTTGGGTGACCACTGACAAATATTGCGGGAAGATGATGCACTTCAAAAACGGTAAGAAATTCAGCATGCACTTTCACCGCGATAAAGAAGAAACATGGTTTGTTATTAGTGGTAAATTCTTGGTACGATATATTACAACTCAAGACGCTAAAATCTATGAGAAAGTGTTGGAACCAGGAGATGTTTGGCATAATCCACCTTTACTACCACATCAGTTATTCTGTATGGAAGAGGGGGTTATATGTGAAGTATCAACACCTGATTCGGTTGAAGACAACTATCGAGTGATGCCAGGAGACAGTCAAAATGAATCTACTGATAACGGGTTATAAAGGGTTTATCGGGAAAAATGCTGTGAATCATTTTTCTGACCACAACTTATCATTTTATGAATGGGGTGATCCATGGCCAAATTTAAGTGGGGTAGATGCTGTCCTCCATTTCGGCGCTATCTCTTCAACGTCCGAGGCTAATGTTGAGAAGGTGTTCAAGCAGAATTATGATTTTACAGCTGCTCTTCTGGAAGAATGCCATGAACGTTTTATTAAAGTTCAATTCTCAAGCTCGGCTTCTCTATATGGTCACGGCACTAACTTCTCCGAGGACGCCCCACTAGATCCAAAAACACCATATGCTTGGTCAAAGTATATGACAGAAAGATTAATTAAACAACGCTATACCAACGTTCAAGTGTTTAGGTATTTTAACGTGTATGGCCCACACGAAGAACATAAAGGTAATCAAGCGAGCCCATTTTGTCAGTTTGAAAGACAAGCTAGGCTAAATGGTAAAATTAAAATTTTTGAGGGTTCCGAGAACTTTAGAAGAGACTTTGTCCACGTGGATGAGGTGCTTCGAGTACAAGAACGGTTATTACACCTAGAGAGGTATGATACATGGAATATTGGTACTGGGAAAACATTAAGTTTCAGAGAGGTAGCAGAACAATTTAATGTACCGATCGAAGAGATCCCGATGCCAGATATCTATAAGAACAGTTATCAGAAATATACTTGCGCGGACGTTTCCAAGTTAAACAAAGTGCTGGCGTTATAAATATACAATAAAACCCCACTCAAGGTAAGAAAATATGGCTGTTGCGTCTAGAGAACAACTAAAACAATACGCTCTGCGTGCCCTTGGAGCACCAGTGCTAGAGATCAACGTAGAGAATACCCAACTGGAAGATCGCTTGGATGAGGCTCTGGAATACTGGAACCTGTATCATTACGAAGGTGTGGAGCAGATGTACTTGAAGCATATGATTAATGCTTCTCTACTAACAGTTACTTCTTCTACAGGCATCCCGCCTCAGAGTACCCACCTTATCAATACGCAAGGTGGTACATGCGAGGTTATTCGTCAATGGAACAAACCTTCCACTAATGATGTTTGGACAGTTAGAAACGTCCAAGGAGATTGGACTGTTGTTGGCAGCGAGGTCAAGGATACTGCCAACCAGTCTGGTCCAGTGTTAGGTTTAGTCGACTCTATGGTTCTTGGTGAAGTTGATAACAAATATATCACAACTCCAGACTATGTTTATGGCGTCACTAAGATTTTGAATATCGGTCAAGCGTCTTCTTCTAAGAACATCTTCGACTTACAGTACCAACTACGTTTGAACGACTTGTATGATTTGACATCTACATCTATCGTTTACTATAAGACTGTTATGTCTCACCTAGCAATGCTAGACTTAGAATTAAACGGCCACCCGCTATATCGCTTCAACCGTATGCAAAACCGTTTATACCTAGATGTGAATTGGCAGACTGATGTTATCGTTGGTGACTATATTTTGATTCAAGGTTATCGCGCAATTAGCCCGACAGAATTTACAAGATCATTTAACGAACCATGGTTAAAGCACTATGTCACTGCCCTATTTAAACGCCAATGGGCTATCAACATTAAGAAGTTCTCTGGTTTACAATTACCAGGCGGTGTAACGCTTGATGGTGATAAATTATATGTTGAAGCCACTAAAGAAATTTCTGATCTAGAAGACGAACTGAGAACTAAATCAGCACCATTAGATTTCTTCTTGGGGTAATCAATGGCAACTAATCCGTATTTTACCCAAGGTACTACTGGTGAACAAGATCTAATAGAAGACATCATCATTGAGTCTTTGAAGATTTATGGTAAAGACTTCCTTTACATCCCACGTACACAAGTTTCAACCGACCGTATCTTCGGCGAAGATCGCCTATCAAAATTCGAACACGCATACCCAATTGAGATGTATTTTGATAATATCGAAAGCCTTGCTGGTCAAGGTGCCATGATTCAGAAGTTTGGTCTACTAATGGACCAATCTGCAACTCTTACAGTCGCACGCAAACGATGGAACGATTTAATCGCCACCCACGGTACAACGTATCTTTCAAATCGCCCAAACGAAGGTGATTTAATTTATTACCCATTGACTAAAGGTTTGTTCGAGATTAAGTTCGTAAAACACCAAGAACCTTTCTATCAATTAGGTCGTTTATATACATACAAACTCGACATCGAGTTGTTCCAATACAGCAGTGAACGTATCAATACTGGCGTTCCAGAGATTGACGTGTTTGAAGATCTTAAGACATTTGATGTTGAACAAAATACAGTTGAAGAAGCTACAGGGTTTGCCGATAACCAAGCGTTCAAAGATAAGGCAGTTTCTGAGAATGCTATATTTAACGAGAATAACCCATTCGGAGAAGTATAATGTTAAACAATAGCGTGTTTTATCACGGCATCACTAGAAAGTGTATTATTGGTTTTGGCCGATTATTCAGTAATATCTTTATTGACCGTAAAGTTACTGATCCAGTAAACGGTGAAACTATTCAGAGACTACATGTCCCATTATCATATGCACCAAAAGAGAAATGGTTAGTTCGTTTGGATGAAGACCCAACATTAGAAAATCATACCCTAACTTCTCTTCCAAGGATTTCATTTGAAATTATCGCTTACACTTACGACTCTTTGCGTAAGGTAAACCGTATGCAATATATGAAGAATGATGGCGCTTCAGCTAATGATAATTCCACTGCTATGGTTAGAACTCCAGTACCATACAACATTGATATGTCTGTGTATATAATTACAAAAACACAGGAAGATGCTCTTCAAATTATTGAACAGATTCTTCCATGGTTCACGCCAGAGTATTCAATGACTATTAACGCTGTTGATGAAATGGATATTAAGCTAGATGTTCCAGTTGTTCTAAACTCAGTTATTGTTTCTGATGAATTTGAAGGTACATTCCAAGAACGCCGTTTCGTTATCCACACGATTAACTTCCAGATGAAAGTATCTCTATTTGGTCCAATTGCTCAACAAGGTGTTATTACCCAAGCAGACGCAAACCTTACTATGGACAATGCAAACAATGGTAATGCCACATACAGAGCCACTGGCGCATTTGGGCAAAACGGTGAACAGATTATAACCTCTGATGGGTGGATTAACGAATTTTAAAATATGGCTGAAATTTATAATAGTAATGCGAACTTAAAAGCTGCTGGTATTAGTTTTCAATTTACTCCTGAGCAAGTTCAAGAGTATGTTAGATGCTCGCAAGACCCGATTTACTTTATCGAGAATTATTGTTATATTGTTACGCTTGACTATGGTTTAAAGTTATTCAAGTTGTACGATTGTCAAAAGAAGAAGATCGACATCATCCACAATAACCGTCGTGTTATTCTTATGGAAGGTCGTCAGCAAGGTAAGACTACTTCTTCTGCAGCATACATTCTTTGGTACACTCTATTCCAAGCTAACAAACAAGTGGCTATTCTAGCCAACAAAGCTGCTGCAGCCCGAGAAGTTCTTGACCGTTATCAAACGATGTATGAACATTTACCTAAGTGGATGCAACAAGGTGTCACTGGTTGGAACAAGGGTGATATTGAACTAGAAAACGGGTCAAAGGTATTCACTGCTGCCACTGGCAAGTCTGGCATTCGAGGTAAATCTGTTAACATGCTTTATGTTGACGAAGCAGCGATTATTCCGAACAACGTCGCCGAAGAATTCTTCACTGCGGTTTACCCAACTATTTCTGCTGGTCAAACAACTAAGATTCTTCTATCTTCTACTCCATTAGGTTACAATCACTTCTGGCGTTTCTGGAATGACGCTGAGAACGACCGTAACGGTTTCGTTCCACTGTTTATTCCTTATTGGGAAATTCCAGGTCGTGATGAGAAGTGGGCTGAAGAACAGAAGCGTATGTTGGGTGAGCTCAAGTTTAACCAAGAAGTTTTGTGTAACTTCCTAGGTTCTAGCTTGACCCTAATCCGCGCTGATACTATCGCCAAGATGACGGTTGATCAACCTATCTACAGTAACGATGGCTTAGACGTTTTCATGAGACCTCAAAAGAACCATACTTATTGTGGCGTGATTGACGTTGCGCAGGGCGTCGAGGGTGACTCTTCAACTATCCAAATGATTGATATTACAGAGACGCCGTACCGTATTGTGGCTAAGTATCGTAGAAACGATATTACTCCTCTCCTATTCCCAAGCATTATCTTTAAAGTGGCAACGGAATATAATAACGCCTTTATTCTAATCGAAACTAACGTATCAGACCAAGTAGCTCAGATTATGCACCAAGAATTGGAATATGAGAATATCCTAATGGTTTCTAGAGCAAATGGCGTACAGGCAGTTGGTGGCGGTTTTGGTGGTCAAAAGTCCCAATTAGGTGTTAATACTGACAAACGTGTTAAACGTATCGGTTGCCATAACTTTAAAGCTATCGTTGAAGAAGATAAACTTCTAATTACCGATCCGGATACCATTTCTGAAATCTCTACATTTATTGAAAAACGTGGTTCTTATGAAGCCGATGAAGGTTATCACGACGACTTAGTTATGCCATTGGTTCTATTCGGTTGGCTTACAACACAGCCTTATTTTAAAGAACTAAATAACATTAACATGCGAAAGATTATGTATGAAAAGCAGATGAAAGCTATCGAAGAAGACTTAACACCGTTTGGTTTTTACGATGACGGTAATCCTGAAGCTGATCCTTTGAATTTTTAACTGAAAACTTGTAAAAACTAAATAAATTCGTAGACAATTTTTGTCTAGGCAATCATTATAAACAAGGAGAACAACAATGCCGTTTCAATTATCT